CTTCTTCATCTATCCGCCGACCAACGGCGCCTACCCCTATCGTGGGCGCTGCCACGTGCGGATGCCCGACATCGGCAGCGGCATCGTGGCGCCGACCGGCTGGGACAGCGGCAAGAACCCGCCCGAGACCAGCGCCGTCATCCCGTGGTTCCCGAACACCACCTACCTGCGCACGCGCGTCGCCGGCGAGCTGATGAAGAGCACGGGCGACACGCGGATGACCGCGTTCCTCGGCAAGGGGCCGGAGGGCGCGCAGGGCATCCTCGAGCGGCTGACGCAGATGGTCGACGACAAGCAGAGCCGCGCGCAGAAGATCAGCCTCGACCGCCGCACCTTCCGGCCGAACCAGGCGGGTCTGCCCGACTCCAAGAACGTATTCGGCTGAGCCATGGCATCGCCACTGCCGGGCCAGCCGCTGACCTTCCGGGCGCGCGGATTGAGCGACGCGCAGGATTCGAGCAACGCTTTCCGCGGCGCCATGACGTCGCTCGCCGACCTCATCCCCAACCCGCGCACCAAGAATCAGTTCGTGCCGCGGCCGGCGGCGCAGCAGCTGACCAATTTCGCCGGCTCGGCGCTGAGCCAGGCGGGCGTGCCCAATGCGCTGCTGACGGTCGGCTCCATCGCCTATGGCATGTGCCCGGACGGCGCCGGTCCGTTCGCCGGCCTCGACGTGCCGTTCGCCTACAACACGCTGACCAACGCCTTCCTGCCGATCTCGATTCCGGGCGGCGCGGCTGATCTGCCGACCTCGCCGGCGGCGCTGGGCGACTGGACGCCGCCGACGATGGTGGTGGTGGCGAGCCGCGTGCTGGTCACGCATCCGGGCTTCGCCGGCGGTGCCAAGAAATTCGGCTGGCTCGACGTGTCGGGCTTCACCGACAGCAGCCACACCGGCTCGACGCACACCTCGACGCTGATCGACACGCTGTCGGCCAATGTGCTGCAAGCCGGCTGGCAGGTCGGCATGGCGATCGCCGGCGCGGGGATCCAGGCCAACACGACGATCGTGTCCATCGCCGCCGACGGACTGTCGCTGGTGCTGTCGAAGGCGGCGACGGCCACGGCGGCCGGGGTGGCGCTGACCGTCACCGGCGGCACCGCCGCGGCGCCGCTATGGGCCTCGGGCGACACCAACGGCAACAACCTGGCATCGGTGCCGGTGGCGGTGTCGCAATTCAACGGCCGCGCTTATTTCGCCGTCGGCGCCGGGCTCGTCTTCTCCGATGCCGGCAATCCCTGCCAGGTCACCAACGCGACGCAGGCGGTGAGCTTCCGGAACGGCGTCAACGTCACCGGCATGGGCGGCATCGGCCTCTTCTCGTCGACGGTCGGCGGCATCATCCAGTCGCTGATGGCGTTCCAGGGCGACGCCCAGGTCTGGCAGGTGCAGGGCGACATCACCTTCACCTCGGGCCTGACCATCAACGCGCTGCTGTCGGGCGTCGGCACGCTGGCGCCCAACACCATCGAGCAGACGCCCTTCGGCCTCGCCTTCGTCGCACCCGACGGCGTCAGAATCATCGACGCCACCGCCAAGTTCTCCGATCCCATCGGCCATGACGGCGACGGCGTGGTGGCGCCCTTCCTGTTCGCCATCAACCCGTCGCGCATGGTGGCGTCCTACAACCAGGGCGTCTATCGCATCACCGTCATCAACGGCGGCGGGCCGCAGCAGCTGACGCAGGAATATTGGCTCGACATGACCCGGAAGATTTGGACCGGGCCGCACAGCTTCCCCTGCGCGATGATCGCCGCGCTGCAGGGCGTCGACAACTCCTTCGTCTGCGCCGGTGTCGGCATCGCCGGCAAGCTGTTCCAGAGCGACCCGGAGCCGGGGCTGGCCTCGACCTATGTCGAGCAGGGCGCGCAGATGAAATGGACGTGGCAGACCTGCCTGCTGCCCGACAACGAGTCGATGTCGCAGAACGCCATGGTGCTGGCGCAGCTCATGGCGTCGATCGGCAACGGTCAGACCATGACGGTGATCTGCCTCAACGAGCAAGGCAGCTCGCTCGCGACCGTCGTGCTCAACGGCCCGACCGCCAAGGATACGGTTTGGGGCCAGTTCACTTGGGGCCAGGCGCCATGGGGCGGGCCGGGCTCGGTGCTCTTCCAGCATCCGCTGCCGTGGGCCGCGGCGGTCGTCTTCAAGCAGATGAGCGTGCGCATCCAGGGCTCGTCGGCGCCGGCCACGATCATCGGCAACCTCTACATGCAGCTTGAGGAATTGGACTACGTGACCGACGTGCTGACGCTGGCGCCCAGCGCGCCGATCCCGGTCCCGGCGCCGCCGCCGACCTCGCCTACCTTCGACAGCCCCATACCAACGGTGTTCCCATGATGAAACGCATGTTGCGCGGCCTCGGCCGCTTCTCTGGCCGCGTCGCCGTCGATGTCACGGTGATCCTGGCGATCTTCGCCGCCGTCGCCTTCTCGGCGACGCTGACGCTCAAGGACGGCCTCAACAATCTCTACACCTACCAGGTGACCGTCGCCGGCCTCAACGTCATCAGCAACACGGCGATCTGCGACAGCACCGACGGCACGGTATGCGCCAAGGTGGCGGGCGGCGGCCTCTCGGTGGGCGGTCAGTCGCCGGTCGGCATCGCGATCACCGGCAACCCGCTGCTCGACGGCTGCCGCGCGCAGACCGCGGAGCAGACGGCTGTGCTCGACGGCCGCCAGGCGATCGGCGCCTGCGACGTGCTGGGCCGCCGCATCATCGCGCCCTACGCCAACAAGGAGCTGTTCGTACAGGGCAAGGGCACGCAGACCTCGACCACCGCGACCACGATCATCGCCGCGCAGGGCGCCGGGGTGAAGATTTACGTGACCTCGATCCAGTGCGGCAACAGCGGCGCGTCGGCGAGCACCATCGCGCTCAACGACACCAGCGGCTTCACGATGATGAACCCGGCCGGCGGCGGCTTTACCACGACGCTGCCGGTGCCGCTGGTGGTCGCGGCCAACACGGCGCTGCAATTCACGCCGAGCTCGGCCAGCACGACCCAAATCTGCAACGCGCAGGGATACGCCGGCTCGTGATCCGCAAGCTCGCCCTCGCCCTCGCGCTCTGGCTGGCGCCGCTCCCGGCGCTGGCGGCGCTCGCCATCGACAGCCAGGAAAGCGCCAACACCGGGCACGCCGGCGCGTCGCCGCTGACCTGGAGCTTCACCAACACCGCCGGCACGCTGCTGATCGTCGGCGTGTGCCTGAACAACACCGCGGCGGGAACTCCGGCCGTCTCGGCGGTGACCTACAACGGCGTTGCCATGTCGGCGATCTCCGGCACCACCAACACCGGCGTCTCCGGCAGCTCGACCACCGTCTGCACGCTCTACCAGCTGCTGAGCCCGGCGACCGGCGCGCACACGGTCTCGGTGACGTGGGCCGGAAACTGCGGCGGGTGCTATGCCGACGCGATCGCCGGCGCCATCTCGTTCACCGGCAACAATTCGACGACGCCCACCGGCAACCCAGGCACGGCCAGCGATACCAGCGGCGCCAGCAGCGCGGCCACCGTGTCGCTCACGGGCACGGCCAGCGGCGACTATGTGGTGAGCCTCGTGGCGACCGGGTCGGCGGTCGGCGGGGGGTCGGGGTCGACCACGACGTCATGGAAGCTCAACGTCACGACCAACGACGCGGGCGACAACGCGGCGCTAGGCCAGCAGACGACCGCCGGCGGCACGGTATCGGCCGGCTTCAGCGTCACACCCGACCTCTGGTTCATGTCGGCGATCGAGGTGTTCGCTGGCGGCGGCGCCGCACCACCAACGCCGACCAACGGCCTCGAGCTGGTGTCGGTCGGCGGCACGCTCAACCACGGCGACGGCAGCCCGGGCGGCGGCGGTGGGGCGCTCGCGCCTGGCTTCTTCGTGTCGAGCACCGGCAACGACAACAATCTCGGCACCCTGGCCTCGCCGTGGGCGACGATCTTCCACGCGCAGCAGGTCATGCGCGGCAACAACTGCGGCACGGTGCCGACCGGGATCTGCCTGACCTACGTCAGGAGCGGCACCTACAACCTGACGTCCGCCATCAGCGCGACTTCGGCCGACAATGGCGAGACGCTGCAATTCTACCCGCCCGACGGCGTCAACACCGCCATCCTCGACGGCGGCAACACCATCGACGGCATCTTCCAGCTTAACGGCGTCACCAATTTCACGATCAACGGCCTCAAGATACAGAATCCGGTGGCGCTGGCGGTGTTCTGCGGCAACGCGTGCAACGGCCTGACCCTCAAGAACAGCGACATCAGCCTCAATCACAGCGGCAATAGCGCGCTCGGCTTCGGCGGATTCGCGCCGATCCTGGGCCTCTTCGGCAGGAACATGCTGATCTCGCACAACGCCGTGCACGACGCGGCCGGGACCGGGATCGGGGTCTACGCCTTCGCGTCGGGCGACAGCATCGACGGCACGGTGATCGACGGCAACGCGGTCTACCGCATCGGCCAGAGCGTCAACGACGATGGCGCGATCTACTGCGACATGCACGCCAACAACCTCAATGGCGGGCACATCACGATCAGCAATAACTATGTCGTCGACTACGGCGCGAGCGGGGTGCAGTCGGAGGGCATCTATCTCGACGACGACTGCTCAAATGCCACGGTGACCGGCAACATCATCGGCCCGCCGAACGTCAACATGAATACTTTCGGCAACTTCCGCGCCGACATCCTGATAAACGGCGGCTGCTGCAACACCTTCCAGAACAACCTCGTCGACCTCGGCGCGACCGCCGCCGACGCGGGCAACTGGATCTACGGCATGTCGAACAACAGCGGCAGCGGCGGCAGCATCCCGTTCACCTGGACCAGCTCGAACATCTTCCAGAACAACATCGTCATCAGCGGCTATTCGTCGAACAGCCTGACGACCCGCGACGGCGTGGTCTATGACCAGGCGGGCGGCACGCCGACGCAATTCGTCTCCATCCAGAAGAACGCCTACCACAACTACGGCGGCGGCATCGAGGCGACCAACGGCACGCTGGTCAGCGACATCAGCCCGCAGCACTACACGCCGACGCAGCTCGGCCTGCTGTCGTGCCCGAACGGGGTCTATGCGGTGTCGGGCGGCAGCACGGTCACCGGCGCACCCGTCAGTTTCCCGCTGCTGCCGACGAGCTGGGGCCCGCCGGGCTTCACGCCGCCGGCCACCCCCAACCATTCCTGCTGAGAGGCACGCATGATCCGCAAGCTCCTTCTGACCCTCTCGGCGCTGGTCGCCCTAGCGTCTCCGGCGCTGGCGCTCAACTGCGCGCCGCTGCCCTTCACCATCGCCAACGGCCAGCCCGCCGACGCCTCGCAGGTGATGGCTGATCTGAGCAACATCGAGAACTGCGCCAATCAGAACCTGGCGCACAACGGCGCCAATTCCGACATCACGTCGCTCTCCGGGCTGACGACGCCGCTCTCGGTGGCGCAGGGCGGCACCGGCACTTCGACGGGCGTGGCGAACCCGTTCACCACCGGCGACGTCAAGCTGACGCTTAAGACCTCGGCCGACAGCGGCTGGGTGATGATTAACGACGGCTCCATCGGCGACATCAGCTCGGGTGCGACGACGCGCGCCAATGGCGACACCGTGGCGCTCTACACGCTGGTATGGACGAATTGCGCCAACGCGCAGTGTCCGGTGGCGGGCGGTCGCGGCGTCAGCGCGGCGGCGGATTTCGTGGCCGAGAAGGCGATCACGCTGCCGCTGGCGCTGGGCCGGGCGCTGGCGATAGCGGGTAGCGGCTCGGGCCTCACCGCGCGGGCGCTCGGTGCCACGACCGGCGCGGAGACCGCGACCATCGCCCAGGCCAACCTGCCGGACTATGTGCTGCCCGATCCCGGCCACTCCCATACGGTGGTTGCCGCACTAGGCGGCGCGGTCGGCGGCGCCGTGGCGGGTGGCGGCAACCCCCTCACGAATTCGACCATCACCAGCTCTACAAGCACGACCGGCGTCCATCTCGGCGGCAGCGGCACGCCGCTGAGCCTGATGCAGCCGACGACTTTCGCGGTGAACATCGAAGTCAAGCTGTGAGGAGGCGAGCATGTTCGGCATGAGCCGCGAGGACCGCCGCCGCCTCGATGAGGTCGAGCGGACGGCCAGGGAAGCCCGGGATGCCGGGACCAAGGCGACATCCGAGCTGGCCGGTCACACGGCCGTCTGCACCGAGCGACACAGCAATATCACCAAGCGGCTCGGCGACATCGAGAAGACGCTCGGCGGGGTCAACACGAAGGGCTGGGCGATCCTGCTCGCCATGCTCGGCGCGATCTGCCTGGAGATCGCCAAGGCGAGGGGCCTGTTCTGAGAAAAAGAGGCCCGCGCGACGTGGAACGCCGGCGGGCCAGTTTGGGAGGAAACGCCGTGGAAGCGTCTCGGGGAGCACCCTAGCACACTCGCAAGGGATGGTATATGCTCCTCGCCGAACCCACTAGATGTTGGGCCTCGCCCAACGGGGAGATGGACCGATGCTGACCATTCGACGCTGGCGCCCGATCGTTGCCGCGCTGGCCGCGCTCCTGCTCACCGCGGGCGCCCAAGCCGCCAGCCTGCCGCAGTTCACCGGCCCCGCCGGCACCAACCCGGCGATGAACCCGACGATCCTCGGCGACCTCAACGCCACGATCAACGCCATCAATTCCGGCGTCACGCCCGGGTCGATGGCGACCTTCTCGGCCAACCGCAATTTCCTCGACAACGGCGGCATGTCGGTCGCCCAGCGCGGCACCGCCGCCGCCACCGGTGGCACGACCAGCGGCTGCCCGCTCACCACCTACGTCGCCGACCGCTGGTGCGTCGATACCAACGTCACGTCGGGCGCCGGCAAGGGCCAGGTGGTCACCTCGACGCCGACCCCGCCCGCCGGCTTCACCAACTCGATGACGGTCTTCCGCAACTCCGGCGCGCTGCTGCAGCCGGTGTGCGCCATCCAGGAAATCAAGACGTCCAACGCGACGCAGCTCGCCGGCCAGCCGGTCGTGCTCAGCTTCTACGCCCAGGCGCTTGCTGGCCTCGCCGCCGATAACGGCAACGTCATCAACGCGACGATCATCACCGGCACCGGCACCGATCAGGGTCTCGGCACGCTGACCGCGTCGCCGGCGATCACCCCGGCCTGGACCGGCCTCGCCACGCCGCTCAATGCCCAGGCGCAGACGATCACCACGTCGTGGGTCCGCTACACCATGCCGGCGGTGGTCATCGGCTCGACCGCGACCGAGGTCGGCGTCGAGCTGTGCTTCACCCCGACGGCGACCGGCGCGGGCACCACCGACGGCTTCGCGGTGACCGGCGTCCAGCTCGAGCAGGGCAATGTCGCGTCGCCCTTCGAGTTCCGGCCGCTCGAGGTCGAGCTCGCCCGCGCGCAGAACTACTACTACCGCTACGCCGAGCTGGCCGCGGCCTACCAGTTGAACGGGGTGTGCGAGGCGACCGGCGCCGCCACCAACTCGTGCACGCTCAATCTGCCGCAGCAGATGTTCAAGATCCCGACCATCGCCATCACGACGGCGGGCACCTTCAAGGTGAACATCGCGGGCACGCTGACCACCATCGCGACGCCGACGGCGGGCGCCTGCGGCCTCAACACCTGCCTGGTCACCGCGGCCAATACCAACACGGCGGGCCAGGTCGAGCTGCTCTCGGGCGCGGCGGGCGGCAGCGGCGTGTGGGAAGTCAGCGCGGACTTCTAAGCGGTGGCCGATCCCTGGACGATAACTGCCCGGGCCGCTGCCGGGTCGCCGTCGAGTGCGACGCAAGCCGCACCCGCCAGCGCCGGCACGACCACGACGACCAACCGGACGGTGGTGCGGCTGCGCGCGCTGCAGTGCCGTCTGTCGGGCAGCGCGGCCGGGACCGACCTGCTGGTGGTGCGCGACGGCGCCACCGGCGCGGGCACGATCATCTGGCAGCAGGATCTGTCGGTGCCGGCCAATGGCAGCGACAGCGTCAACGTCACCGGGCTCGACCTGCGCGCGACGCCCGGCAACGGACTCACCGTCGAGTTCGTCTCGGGCGTGGCGTCCGACCGAGAGGACGTGAACGCGCAGGGCGATTTCGTGCCGCAGGGCTACCCGATCGGGCAGCCGTAAGGAGAGGACCATGAGCGACGCGCTTTCGCCGGCCGACGTCCAGAACCTGATGCTGCTGTCGGCGCTCAAGACCGACGACGCGATGGCCGAGCGGATCAAGAAGCTGCTGGCGGCGCACCAGGCGAACGAGGACACGCTGGCGCAGGTGCGCGAGGAGCGCGCCGCGGCGCACGCCGAGCTTGAGGAGGCGCGCAAGCTGTCCGCTGCATCCCAGGCGCGGCAGGCCGAGGCCGAGGAGCGCATGGTGAAGCTCGCGCACCAGGAGACGGGCCTGGGCGAGGCGATCACCACGCACAACGCCGACGTGAAGGCGTTCAACGAGATCCGCGCGCAGATCGAGGCGGACCTGAAAGAGCGCACCGCGAAGCTCGAAGCGGCCGAGACCCTCGTAGTCGCGCGCAGCCAGGCGCTGGCCGATCGCGAGGTGTCGGTGCAAATGATGCACAACGACTACGTCGCGTCGCTCGACAGCCTGCGGGCCAAGCACGCCGAGCTGGCCGCAATCATCGCCCGCGAATGAGGCTGCTCGCCGCCCTGCTGCTGGCGCTCTTGCTGGCAAGCGAGGCGCGCGCCGATAGCCTCACCGTCCAAACCTGCGGGACGCTGCCGCTGGCCTACCGGCCGGGCGCGGTCGTCAGCGGCACGGTCGACGTCAACGGCAATACCTGCATCAGCGGCAGCATCAGCGCGAGTTCGGCGCTCAATGCGACATCGACACTGCCGACGCTCGCGGCCGGCCCGCAGTCGCCGCAGGGCAGTCTCGCCGGGGCCGCCTATGTGCAGCCGGTGTTCGGCTCGGCGAGCGGCGGCGGAACGCAGGTCGACCTGACGCACGGCCTCCCGGTGCAGCAGCAGACCGGCGCCAGCTTTGCCGTCACGGGCACGTTCTTCCAGGCGACGCAGCCGGTCAGCGCGGTCTCCTGGCCGCTGCCGACGGGCGCCGCGCAGGACTCGTCGCTGACGACCATCGACACAGACGTCAAGGGCACCCAGCCGCGCAACGTCGCGCAGATCGCCGGCACGGTTCCCGCGATGAAGGCGAGCGGCACCAATGCGGCGACGACCGACGCCTCGCTGGTGGTCGCGCCGTCGCCCAATCCATCGACGGTCTGCACCTCGTCGATCGCCATAAACCAGACGAGCTCGACCGATCTGGTGACCTCGACCAACAAGCTGCACATCTGCGCCATCCTGCTGGTGAGCGCCACGGCGCAGAACCTGTCCCTGGTGGAGGGCACCGGCACCGTCTGCGCCACCGGCATCGCGGCGCTGATCGGCGGCACGACGGCATCCGTCGCTGTGGCGGCGAATGGCGGCTTCTCCACGCCGTCCGACCGCGCCTGGCTCGTGACCAAGACGACCGCCGATCATCTGTGCCTGCTGCAAAGCGCTGGTGGCAACGTCTCCGGCGTCATCACCTACGTCGACCACAACTGAGGCAAGACCTTCATGCGCAAGATCCTGATTTCGCTGGCGCTGGTTTTCATGGCTGGCCCGGCGCTGGCGGCGGCGACGCCCTCGCCCAATCTCAACGATCAGGCGGTGCTTGCCGCCGACACGCTGTTCCAGAACCGCGCGCTGGAATCGTTCTTCGGCTTCTGCGCCAACTCGATCAAGGGCGAGGGCACGACGGTCGCCTATCACAACCAGCGCAGCGCGCTCTGCCAGCAGGTGCTGCTCGCGCAGGCCACCGGCACGGGGAGCTGGAAGGTGGTCTTGGCGCAGGTCGCCGCGGCGAACGCCACCGTGGTGGGCGACGCGACGGCCGCGGGCGCGACGCCGCTGACGAGCGCCAACGCCGACGCGCAGCAGGCTCTGGTGGTCGACACCGACCTCAACAACGCGCTGGCGGCGGCGTTTAACGAGTTCCTCGGCCAGCCGTGATGCGTCGTCTCCTCCTCGCGCTGGCGCTGCTGTGGGCGGCGCCGGCCGAGGCGGCGGTCGTGTGGTCGGCGAGCGACCACGGCGCCAGCATCAGCGGCGGCGGCACGCTCACCACGACGGCCACCGCGACCACCGACGAGATGGGGCGGGCGACCGTCAGCTTCAGCTCCGGCAAGCTTTATTTCGAGTTCACCGACAACGACGCCACCAACGTTTTGGGCGGCTGGTCCAACGCGACCGAGTCCACCGCGCACATCCTCGGCCTGACGGCGACCAACAGCATCGGCATCCGCGGGTCCAATGGCATCCTGTTCAGCGGGGCCAACGCCAACGACGGCACCTTCACCGCCGGCGACCGCATCGCCATCGCCTTCGACATCGGCAACATGATCCTGTGGTGGAAGGACATCACCACCGCCTCGGCCTGGCACCCGAGCGGCGACCCCAACCTCGGCACCGGCGGCTGGACGAGCGCCAACGACCCGGGCTTCACCAGCGCCAATTTCCCCGGCCCCTATTTCCCGGCTTACAGCTTCAGCCTCAACGCCTCGAGCGTGACCGCCGACTTCACGCCGGCCTCTTTCACCGGGGCGATCCCCACCGGATTCCAGGCGGTCGACCCCTCGGCGTCGGCCCGGGCGCTGCTGGGCGTGGGGCAGTAGCGCGGCCAGCCGATCCCAGCTATAGTAGGCCGCACAGAACGACCTACCACCTATTGATCGGAGGGCTTCGGCCATGGCTAAGGGCAGCGGTTTCAACGCGAAGGACACCGGCAACATCCCGTCCGGTCCCAAGGCTTCGGACCTCGGCGTGCCCGCGGCGCCGGCGCGCTCGACCGTCAATGACGGCGCGGTGCGCGAGAAGGTCGCCAAGAACCCGTCCGGCGGCTGAGGGCTGCCCGATGGGCCTCCGCGCCATCGGGCATGTCGAGACCTTTCCGGCGGTCGCCCGGCTGCACAAGCTGACGCACGGCGACCCCTGGAAGGGCACGGCGGACTGCGCCGTGATGGACGACAAGGACCTGCCGCACAAGACGCTGATCCTGCGGCACCACAAGAACCCCTCGGCCGAGAACATCGCCGACGACCTGCCGGTGCACGACAGCCCGGAATACGAGAAGTTTCCGGTGTGGAAGAACCTGGTCGCGCGCGCCCGGAAGCTGATCTTCGCCGACCCGATGATGCGCGATCTGCTCGACGCCTCGGCGCCGCTCGGCCGGGTGGTCATCTCGGTGCTGGCGCCCAAGAGCCTGATGACGCCGCACAAGGACGTCGGCGACTACGCCAAGCGGCACATGCGCTTTCACATCCCGCTGGTCACCAACCCGCACTGCACGCTCTACGCCGCCAATACGCAGGCGCACATCCCGGTCGGGCTGCTGACCTGGCTCGACGTGCTCGAGCTGCACTGGGCGGCGAACTGGGCGCAGGCGGGCGCTCGGTCGCATCTGATCTTCGAGCTTCGCCGCCGCGACGCGGGAGGCGACGAGTGACGCCGATCGGCATACCGGCGGGCATGACCGCCGACGAGATGGCGGTCGCCGATGTCGGCCAGCTGCGGCCGGGCGATGGCGAGTTCTACGTCGACGACTGGCTGTTCCTGAAGCTCTACCCGCTCAAGGCCGGCGAGATGGTGGCGCAGCACGTGCACCTCTACGACCACGTGACGGTGGTCGCGACCGGCACCGTGCGGCTCACCATCGACGGCGTCGACCAGGGCGAAGTCACCGGGCCGAAGCCGGTCACCATCCGCGCGCTGGCGCAACACAGCATGGTCGCGGTCACCGACGCGCTGCTGTTCTGCGCGCACAACCTGCGCGGCGAAGGCTATCCGGCGCTGGCCGGTCAGGAGGACTGAAATGGCACCCGCAGCCTATGTCGGCGCCGCCGCGGCGGCAGGCTCCCTGGCGCTCAACGTCTCCAATTCGATGGGCGGCTCGGGCGTGCCGCAGAGCTACCAGCTCGGCAACCAGCCGGGCCAGGATCTGAATTTCAACAACATCCAAAACCTCTACGGCCAGTATGCGATGGCGCAGCCGGGACAGGTGATCCCGCAGTTCCAGCAGGCGCAGCGCAACATCAGCAACAACCCCTATGCCGGGCTGCAGCAGCAGGGCGCGGGCGCGGTGGCGAATCTCGGCGCCGGCGTGGCGGGCCAGCAGCTCAGCGGCGCCAACTCGCTGTTCGGCGCCGGCAACCAGGTGCTCGGCCAAGCCTTCGACCCGCAGCAGGCGCTCTACAACCGGACGCAGCAGCAGGTGATGGATCAGATCAACGCCGCGAATGCCGCGTCGGGGGTGAGCGGGCCGGCGGCGGCGGGCGTGGCGCAACAGGGCATCTCGAATTTCAACATCGACTGGCAGAACAACCTGCTCAACCGCGAGCGCATGGGCATCCAGGCGGGCGGGCAGGCCTTCGCCGGCGGCGCCGATCTCGGCAACCTCGGCCTCGGCACGATCGCGTCGAGCTCGGGCATGCCCTATAACACCTATCTCGGCCAGCAGCAGAACATCATCGGCGGCCTCAACTCGCTCAACGCGGGCGTGCTCGGCGCCTTCGCGCTGCCGCAGCAGGAGTTGCAGAACACCGAGGCGTATCTCGGGCTGGGCCAGTCGGCGAACAACCTGGCGCTGATGGGGCAGCAGCAGAATTTCAACCAGGGCATGATGAACGGCGCCGGGCTGGCGAACTCGTCGCTCGCCTTCGCCAACAACCCGCAGATCCAGAGCATGTTCCAGAGCGCCGGCTCGGGCATCAACAGCCTGTTCGCGCCGTCCAATCCGAACGTGACGGCGGGCGGCTCGCCGACCTTTGCGATGGGCGGCGCTTACGACCCGTCGAATTTCGGCGGCTTCGACTTCTCGCAGGCGGGCTGAGCCATGCAGCCGGGCTTCGCCGCAGGCTTCGGCAACGAGCTGCCCAATGCGACGGCGATCCAGCAGCGTCTCATGGAGGGCCGCGTTCGGCTGCAGCAGCAGGCGCAGCAGCAGCAGGCGGCCGAGGCGTTCTTCAAGTCGCTGGTGACGCCGGACGCCGCGGCCATCCCGCAGCAGGGCCCGCCTGGCATGGGCCAAGCGCCGCCGCCCGGCACGATGACGCAGGGCGCCGGCCCGGTGCCACCCTCGACCGGCCAGGTTCCGGGCATGCCGCCCGGTGGCGGCGCTCCCTCACCGGCACCAGCCCCCCCGGTGCCGGGGCCCGCCGGCGGTTCACCGTCGCCCGCGACGGCCGCCGGCGGGCTTCAGCTTCCCGACCCGCTGGTGCGGCTGCGGGCCATGGCGCAGGCGCTGAAGGCCGCCAATCCCCACGCCGACAACGCCACGCTCGCCGAGGCGCTCGACCGGCAGATCGCCACGGTGAAGGGCCTGGCGCCCGAGGACAAGGCGCTGATGCAGGCGCAGATCGCGCTGATGAACGCGCAGGCTCGCTACTACGCGGTCGACCGCAACAACGACACGCGGCGCGACATCGCCGATCGTGCCGCCGACACGCGGCTGACCGTCGCCGATCGCACAAACAGCACGCGGCGCGACATCGCCAGCCAGACGAACCAGACCCGCCGAGACGTTGCGGGGGAAACCAACGACACCCGCCGGGACATCGCCGGCGAGACCAACCAGACGCGGCGCGACGTGGCCGGCCAAGCGGAGGCTGGTCGCAACGCGCGGGCCGGCGCCGCCGAAGCCGGCCGCAACTCTCGAGCCGCGGCGCGCATCGACGCCAGCAAGGCCGATGCCGGGGTCAAGGCGCAGTACAAGTCGCTGATGGCGCAGCGCGCCGAGATCAAGGACAAGATTGCCGCCTTCCAGAACGGCACGCCGGGCGCGCCGAAGAAGGAGGAGGTCGCCCAGCTTCAGGGCAAGCTTCAGCAGCTCGACAGCCAAGTGTCGGCGCTGTGGAGCCGCAACCCGAACCTGCCGCGGCCGAGCGAGCTGGACCGTGAGCCGGGCGGCGCCGCGCCGTCGCCCGCCGCTGCGACGACGGCACCCGCGGCTGGCGGCATCCCCGAGGGCGCGCCGACGGCGACCGACGCGCAGGGCAACAAGGTCTACTGGGACGGCAAGGCGTGGCTCCCCGCGCCCAAGGGGTGAGCCATGGACCTGCCGCCGCCGCCCGCCGGCTTCACCCTTGATGCCGGGTTTGTGCCGCCGCCGCCCGGCTTCACGCTCGACACCCCACAGGATCAACGGAAACGGCCCGCCGGCGAGCAAGTCGCGGCCCCGCCTCCACCACCGGGGTTCAAGATCGACGCCAGCCCTGGCCTGCTGGCGCGGGCCAATGAGGCCGCCAAACAGGGCGCCCTCGCCCTCAACCGCAAGATCGCCGAGACGGTCGCGCCGCTGCGCGAGGGGTCCGCGCCCGAGGGATCGAAGCCGGCCGACACCGCGCTGTCCCGCGTCGACCCGCACCCGCCAGTCGAGGAGGTAGACCCGAAGGCCACCTTCGAGCGGCTGAAGGCCCGCGGCGCCGAGCTGAAGGCCAAGGGCATCGACCCGAAGACCGACCCCGAATATCGCGAGCTGGCGCGCAAGCAGGCGGTCGGCATCCGGCAGAATCTGGAGAGCGCCGCGACCATCGGCGCGCCGCTGGGCGCCATCGGCAGGGGCGTGGCCGGGCTGGTCGAGCGCGCCGCGCCCAGGGGTAAAGCTGTTAAGATCGAGGCCGATGCTGTTAAGAACGCGCCGGACGCCGCTGCTGCGCCGGCCGACAAGTCGCCCAGTGGAGCGAGCCCCGTCGCTACGACGGCAGGTCCACCAAGCGGGGTGGAAGGCCCCGCACCCGCGCCGCCGGCTGGCTTCAAGCTCGACGCGCACCCGACCGAAGGCCCGCTGACCGAGCCGCCCGCCCTCGACAAGCCGCGCCGCCTCGAAGACCAGCTTTTCCAGCTGCGCAACCTGGAGACAGCCGACCGGCTCGACGCGCTGACCGCGCTGAAGAAGCTGCCCGAGGACTACACGCCAGAGCTCGACGAGAAGCTCTACCACCACGAGGAAAACCCGGCCGGCGTGCCGCTCGCCGCGCGCGAGAAGGCGATCTATGACGAGCACGTGGCGCCGATCCGCCAGGAAGCCAACGCTTTGGCCGCCGACCTGGAAAAAGTTACAGGGGTCAAGGCCGACCTCAACGACATCTACACGCCGCGCTACGTCGCCGGCCGCACCCGCTCCTACGGCGAGGCCATCGCCCAGTTTATGAAGGGCGTCGAGACCCGCTTCGGCGGCGCTGCGACTCGCACCATGCGCAAGACCATCGACGCGCAGAAGGGCCGCGATTTCTTCATCGCCGAGCACCCCGAGACCGGCGACCGCGCGCTGGTCTATGTCGCGCCCGACCGCTCGGTGCTGGCCTTCGACGGCACGCCGCAGCCCAAGCAATTCGGCCGCCTCGCCGGCACCACCGGCCCGCGCGCCGGGGCCATCGTCAAGTCGGAGAGCGGCGCCTACCGCCTGGCGCAGGCGACCACCAAGGAGATCGAGGCGCAGGCGCAGACCCGCTACATCAAGAGCGTGATGGCGAACCGGCTCGACAACCTCGCCAAGCTGCGCTCCGCGGTGCGCAACGCCAAATACATCGAAGACCTGAAGGCGGACCCGGCTTTCCCCGACTATTTCAAGGACGCGGCGTCGACGCCGGTGCCGCCCGTCACCAACGGCCGTCAGTGGCGCCGGCCGACGCTGCCGCAGTTCCAGGGCTTCTATGTCGAGCCGCGCATCGCCGACGCTTTCGACGACTTCGCGCGCACCGGCAATGACGTCGAGGGCATCAACCGCGCGCTGCAATCGGTCGGCCGGGTGATGAACGGCGTCATGTTCATCAACCCGAAGGCCCACATCGACAACGTCTTCAACCACATGCTGGTCGGCCGCGGCCTCGCCGGCAACATCATCCACGCGCCGTCGACGGTGCGTAACCTGGTGCGCGGCGCGCGCGAGGTGTGGAACATCGGGCCGGAATACCGCCGCGCGCTCAAGGCCGGGCTGTCGCTGCCCTATGCGAAGATCGTCGCCGGCGACGTCCATGCCGAGCTGCTGAAGCGGCTGGGCGCCGAGGTCGCGCACAACGCGCGGCCGTGGAACAGCCTCGCCGTCAGCATGGGCTACCCCAACGCCAAGATGATGGTGAAGCGCTGGTCGCAGGTGCCGAACCGGGTGCTGTGGGCGGCGCAGGACGCCATGATGATGAGCCGCGTGCTCGAGCTGAAGGAGCGCGGCATCCCGCTCGAGCGCGCCATTCGGCAGAGCGAGAGCGAGATCCCGAACTACCGCGTGCCGGGCCAGGTCGGCGGCAAGGGCCAGGGCGGGCGCGCGATCGCCGAGCTGTTCGGCAATCCCGCGTTCGGCCGGTTCGGGCGTTATCAGTTCGGCCGGCTGCGAGCCTATGCCGACATGGTCAAGGACGCCTTCGGGCCGTCGCGCAACATCGGCGAGCGCGCGCACGCCTTCGACCAGATGCTGATGCTCGGCGTCTACACCTTCGGGGTCTATGCCGCCTACGACGCCATGTGGCAGGCGATCACCGGCAACCCGCTGGCCTACACGGTGCGCAGCGGCGCGTCGGCCATCCCGAAGGCGATCGAGGACGTGGGCGAAGGGCGCAAGAAGGCGGGCGACCTCATCACGTCGCTGTTCACCATCGGCGTGCCGATCGAGCTCGCGAGCGAGGTCTACAACGGCCGCTACGGTTGGTCGGGCCAGCCCATCGTGCGCGACGCCGACGTGCGCAAGGCGCTGGAGGGCGACGACACCCGGCAGCACCAGATCGCGCGCGACGTGGTCGGCTTCGTGGCGCGGCAGTTCTCGACCGTCGGCCAGATCGTCAACCCGAGCGCGACCGACACCATCGGCCAGTCGCTGATGCGCGCCGGCGGCGTGGTGTCGCCGACCGAGGAGCAGGAAGCGGCGCGCGAGCGGGCGCAGCGGTTCGACGAGAAGAGCGCGCGGCGGCGGGCGCAGAAGCAGGAGAACAGGTGATGGGCAAACAGGGCTGGATCGACCTCGCGTTCATCATCGGATTCTCCATGGCACCCGCTGTCGCATTCTGCGTCGCCTTCGCGGTGCTCTGCCTCGTATTCGGGATCAAATGAAAATACTGATCGTCGATAACTACGGCGAGAGCGCGCTCGACTGGGCGCTGCGCTGCCTCGACGCCGGCCACAAGGTGCGCTGGCACATCGCGCCGAACCCGCGCAGCGAGCACGTCGGCCGCGGGCTGGTCGAGCGGGTCAACGACTGGCGCGAGCACATGAAATGGGCCGACCTGGTGTTCCTGCCCGATAACACGAAATACCTGCGCGAGCTCGACCTGTGGCGCGACCGCGGCGCGCGCATCGTCGGTCCCAACGTGCCCGGCGCCGCGTGGGAGCTCGACCGCGACGAGGGCATGCGCGTGCTGGAGCGCGCCGGAATCGAGACGCCACCTTGCAAGGAATTCCATGATTACGATCAGGCGATTCGCTGGGTCCGAGCGGAAGGCCGCCGCTTTGTTAGCAAGCCGAGCGGCGTTGAGGGCGACAAGTCCCTGTCCTATTGCTCTAAAGACGCCGCTGACATGGTGTGGATGCTTGAGCGATGGAAGCAGACAGGGAAGCTTAAGGGTGCCTTCGTTCTACAAGAATTTGTCCCCGGCACAGAGTTTGCCGTGGGCGGGTGGTTTGGGCCCGGTGGGTTCATTGAGGGCTGGGAAGAGAATTTCGAGCACAAGCCCCTGATGAACGACGACGTCGGTCCCAACACCGGCGAGCAGGGCACCGTGCAGCGCTTCGTCAAACGCTCGAAGCTGGCTAAGATGCTGCTGACGCCGCTGGAAGAGCAGCTGGAGGAGATCGGCTATGTCGGTTGCATTGATGTCTCGGCAATTATTGATGAGCACGGTCAGCCCCATCCCCTTGAGTTCACCATGCGGCCCGGCTGGCCTGCCTTCAACATTCAGCAGGCAGTTCAACGGGGAGACCCGGCGGAATGGATGGTCGATCTGCTGGAGGGTCGGGACCCCCGCTGCTTTCAACTTGGACGGATCGCCGTTGGAGTGGTGATGTCGCTGCCCGACTACCCCTACGACAAGCGACCCATCGACGAGGTGATCGGCGTGCCGCTCTACGGGCTGAGCGACCGCAACATGGCGAGCGTGCACCCCTGCATGATGCAGGCCGGGCGCGCGCCGTGCGAGGTCAACGGCAAGGTGGTGACGCAGCCGCTGCTGTGCTCGGCGGGGACCTACGTGCTGGTGGCGACCGGGACCGGCGACACGGTGCAGGCGGCGCAGAAGGCGGCCTATCGCGTGGTGAAGGAGCTGCGGATGCCCGCCTCGCCGATGTACCGCAGCGACATCGGCTCGCGGCTCAAGAAGGCGCTGCCCGAGCTGCAGAAGCACGGCTTTGCCGAGGGGATGACCTGGTGAGCAGCAAGGGCGCCAAGCTACTGGACGATGTTGCCGAGGCCTCGCTCAGATGGGCGCAGGAGGTCATGTCGTGGGAGGTTGCGCGCGGCGATCCCAACTTCCTGAAGATCCACGGCCTCAAGGCTCAGGCTGCGAGCATCGCCGCGCAGCTCAAGGCGCGCATCGACCCCGGCGGCCTGAAGGGCGACAAGGATGACAGGGTCGAGCGCGTGCTCGCCGAGCGGCTAGCCGAGGCGAAGGCCCCGAAGCCGAATTAGTCGACGGGTCGCAGTTGCGAGACCTGGCCCGGCACGAACGGGCCGATAAAGTCGATCGTCACGATGTTGTGGTAGACGATCCACATCTTGTCCGACGGAATGCCGCCAGCACCCTTCGCTTTCTGCACGAAATCGGGAAGGCTGTCGGGCGAGGCGACCGCGACCGAAAACCCATTGATGCAGACGATCCGGTAGTTGTTGAGGATCGGCGCTGCGGCGGGCGCGGCGGGGTCGCTCATTGCGGGACCATCCCCCTGGCGTGCTGGTCGAACAGGTCGCGGATACGGTCAACCAGCGCGTCGTACTGCGGCTTGTCGATGACGCAAAGGACTCGCCCCTCTCGGTCGGCCTGGATGCTTGGCATCTGCGCTACCGCTGTCGCCGCTGCGCCGATGGCGATCCCGACCGCCAGGGTGATGATCGTCCTCATAGCTCGGCCTTCTCCATCCGCTCCCTGTACCCTTTCTTCGCCGCCGGCTTGTCCGCAGCGGGCTTCTTCGCCGCCCCGCTCTTGAACGCGGCCTTCACCTGTTTCGGCTTACGCGCCTGCTTCTTCATGGTCGGTCTCCTGCGTGGCTGCTCGACCTCGAATTTACGAGCAGATTGGAGCGGCGGCAATCCAGGGTGTTGCCGTTCGCGAAGGTGACGTGGGCGCCGGGTGGCGGTTCTGTCAGGTAATGGTGCAGGTAGATCAGCGGCGTTCGCACGCCCGGATCAGCCACGCGACCGACGATGTAGCGCTCGCCAGAAGCGTGCGTCGAAAGCCACCATCGTCCGAGCATGACGCGCTCAATATCCGCGTCGTCAACGACCGCCACGAGTCGGTCTTTTCCCCTGAGATTTAGCTCAGCCATCGGCAGAACGTCCCGGCAACCGACTGCACGCGCTGTGCCCCACTGTTGCCGACAAGTTCCGGTCGGATTGGTGCAATTTCATGCAGAAAGGCGCCCGGCCCGCGACGGACCGAAGCGCCAAATCCCTTTGATTTTCAGACGTTAGGCTGGTGGAGCAGAGGGGGATCGAACCCCTGACCTCGACATTGCGAACGTCGCGGGGTTGATCGGTAGCGCGTTGAAACATAAGCTATTTCACCCCCGAGAAATCTAGCTGCACGTCTGGTGCACCGATTCGGCTCGACTTCACTGACGAATGATAGCCGTCGAAGTCGGTGTAGCGCCAGAATCGGCCGTTGACCCAGCGCTGCACCGCGCGCAGCGTCCGGTCTGTCCAATCGAAGCGGACGTTCGGCGACTTCTCTAAGGCATTCAGCTTCATGTAGGGCTGGGCGTACGGCTCGCCGCCCCACGCGATCACTTGTTTGATGCGCTCCATGCAGGCGGCAAACGGCTCGTTGCCGATCAGCGTGTAGACCTGCTTCTTCCTCGGCGGCACCGCTTTCAGCATGACCATGACCCGCTCGACGTGCTCGCGCTCGGCCTGATCGTCGTAGGCGAAGCGCCACGGGCCGCGGTTGATCTCGCGCCACCGTGCGAGAACGGAGCCATCGAAGGTTCGCGGCTCAAAGCCGGAATTGGCATCGAGCAGCGGCACGCCTGCCGCCTTGTAGCGCGCGACGATGTGATCTTGATAATCGGCCGGCAGAGCCGACAGGTTGTTGTCGCAGAGCACCGGGCGCACCGGGAAATCGGGCAGCAGCGTGAAGCTCTTGCCCTCCATCTTCGGCACGATGCAGAACCAGCACCCCACCGGGCAGCCCCGGCTCGCGATGGTCGCCATGGGATTGTGCCGCGCGATCGCGTCGGGATAGTCGCCACCGATCTCGGCGACGTCGGCGAGGAAGTGCTTGCGGGTGAAGATGCCCGGACCACCGGCGCGCACACGGTAGCCCTGCGCCTTGTACCAGATGGCGCGCATGTAGGCGTCGTTGAGCCGCCACGTGAAGGCGATCGACAGATAGGCGGTGTCGCCGTCTGTCCACTCCGCGAGGCCATCAACCCACCCGCCGCGGCTGTCCATGCTCCTCCGTGGCGCCGGGCAGCGCGCCGATCCGCGGATGGCTCGCGCCCCACACGCTCCTGATCTCGCCCGCCAGCGCGCTCGGCATCAGGTGCGCGTAGCGCTCGACCATCGCCAGCGTCGCCCAGCCGCCCTCGGCCTTGAGCAGCAGCGGGTCCTTGGTGAGCGCGTAGAACCACGTCGCCCAGGTGTGGCGCAGGTCGTGCGGCGTGACCTCGCGCAGCTGCGCCCGCATCAGCGCGGTGCGGAAGCCGGTCTTGATCTGGCCGCCGAACTGCCGCCCGGTGTCGGCGTAGGGGCTGCCGTCGTCGGTGCGGAACACGGGGCCGGTGCGGACGGGGAACGTCTTGCAGGTCGCGGGTTCCCCGTCCTGTCCACCGCAGTTCACGGCCCGCGACGGCCGCGCGGTGGCATCCACCGGGATATTCGCCAGCAGCAGCACCGCCGCCTCGGGCAGCGCCGCCGCGCGGTCGGTGCCGTTCTTCGTGTCGCGGAACACCGCCTTGGCCGCGGGCAGATCCACGTCGGCCCAGTCGAGGTAGAGCGCTTCCGACAGCCGCGCGCCGGTGCAGAGAATGAACAGCAGCAGCGGGCGCAGATGCGGCGCGGCGGCGTCGACCAGGCGCAGCGCCTCGGCGGGTGTGAGCCAGCGCGTCTTGCCGCGCGGCAGCGATGGCTGCTGGTAAGCGGGCTTCTCGCACCAGCCGCGGGCGTGCGCGTGGTTGAGGATGGCGGTCAGCGGCGCATAGACCGCGCGGCGCTTGGTGGCCGATGCCGCGTCGCGGCCGACTAGTGCCAGCACCGCGGCATCGGCGGCGGCCTGGTCAATCGGCAGCGCGGCCTGCTGGAAGTGCTCGACCAGCCGGTGGACGTCGGCCTCGGTGCGGTCGCTGCGCGCTTCGAACTCGAGATAGCTCAGCGCTGCCTCGCCGAAGGAAACGGCAACACGTCGCCCGATGAGGGCTCCCTCAAATAGCTGCGTCTCGCGCTTCGCTTTGTACGCTTCTGCGAGAGCGCGGTTTTCCGTGCCCGCAGCCTCGTAGCAACGGATGCCGCGGACGGTCCCGCGGATATAGAGGGTCTTGGTGCCTTTGCGGCGGACGACGCGGAGGGACATGGCAACACCTCGTAAAGGGCGCGGTACTCTGCTTCGTCTAGGATGATGACGCGACCCGGCTTCTTGCCGATGCCGTGCAGTTTTGCAATGGCCTTGAGCCGGCGCTCGCCGCAGCCCCAGCGGCGCGCGGCCTCGGCGATGGTGATGGGCCAGCCCTCGGTCACTCGAAAAGGTCCCGCACAGCAGCGTTCGGATCCTGCTTGTCGGGCGCGTCTAGGTGCTCGAAAGCGGTGCATTTCGGCTGCCCGTCGGCGTCGTACTGCCACTCCGGCGGATACTTCGGATCGGGGACGTCGAAGCAGAAGGTGGCGGCGACGATCTGGCAGCCATCGGCGCTGTCAGGGTTGGCCTGGAACTCGGCGTCGTGCTTGCAGCGGCCGCACCACGCCTCAATAAAAATCTCGCCTTCGGTGCCGTTAGACGGGCGGTACTTCTCGCCGGCGCGCGCCTTGAACCGCTCGGCCAGATCGTCCGGGTAGAGCTTCGGGCTCATGGCATCAGGAACGGCGCAACGAACTCGCGCTTCATCTCGTCCGCGCGCTCGACGTCCAGCGGCGTCACGGCCGCCTCGTAAGCCTGGAACACGCCCAGCTCCTTCGCCCGCTGCAGCATCACCAGCAGCTTGATGTTGAACTCTTCGAGCGCGTCGCGGAGCAGCTTGATGTAGCCCTCGTCGCGCCCGTTGCGGATGGCGCGCGGCGGCATGCGGTCGCTGTAGGCGTAGAAATCGACGTAGTCGAACTCGCAGACCATGAGCTGGCCCTGCACCTGCGGCCGGTAGTCGTCGCCGGGGCCGTCGAGCAGGTAGCCGATATGCACCGCGGGCGACGGGCACTTGATCTCGACGCCCGCCGCGCGACCCTTCACGATCCGGTCCGGGCTGGCCCCTAGCATCCCGTCGTCGGTGGTGCAGAAGCCGACGCGCTGGAGCTCGACCTCGTGCACGAACTCGTATTGCGCCGCGGCCTTGGGCTCAAGCTCTTTGCCGCGCTCCATCCAGGTCTGGCCCTCGACCGACTCCATCGGCCGGTTGAGCAGCCGCTCGGCGATAAGGCGATAGGCGTATTTGGTCGAGTACTTCGACAGCAGCCCCTTCGCCGGCGTCACGATCTGGTGGAACTCGGACGCGGTCGGGATGCCGATGCGGGCGCGATACCACTCGACGCTGCCCTGCTCGCAGTCGATGATCTTCATTGGTACGGCCGCTTCTCGGAGTCGGTCAGCACGGTCGTTCCGTATCGCTGCTTGGCGTGGCACGGCAGCGTGACCGAGCGAGGATCGTCGGGGCGCCCTGCGGTGGTGAGGGCGGTTCTCAACCCGCAACTACGGCAGGTCAGCGCGTACACCCCGCAGCGGGGCGCGGGATACGGCAGCGTCGCCGTACAGGTCTTGTCGGCGCCTTCCGACAGATCGACAGCGATCCCTGCCGGGAAGCGCGGGTCGGGAGCGCATTGAGGCTCGCGCCCGCGATCTATCCACTCGACGGCGATGTCGCTCATTGCTCGCCCCGCTTCGCCTTCGACTGCCGGTCGAGCTTCGCCAGCAGCATGTTGCGCGCCGCCGTGTAGTTGTCGGCGCTCAGGTTCTCGACGTGCGCCACCTCGAAAAAGTCGCGCAGGAAGACCTCTTCGTCGGTCTTGGTTCCTTCGAGATATTTGCGGATCTCGGCCGCCTGCTCGGTGGTGACGAACTTGGTCCCGCCGAGCTTGCCGTCGTCGTCGACGCCCTCGCGCACGATGTTGAGCAGCATCTCGGCGGTGTACCGCTTGCCGTACTGCAGCGTGCTGCCCATCGCCTGCAGGTTGTTGCGGCCCGGCCCGGTGTCGAGCGCGAGCGGCATCGACGCGGTGCGCGTGTGGCCGTCGGCGTGCATCAGGGTGCCGGTGACCACCAGTCCGCCGCCCTCGCCCGGCCGCATGGCACTGTCGAAGCTGAGCGTGAACCCTTCCTCGACCATCAGCGGGCGTATCACCTTGTCGATGTCCTCCCAGCGCGCGAAGGGGATCGAGCCGCGGTCCTGGCCTGACTGCTTGTCCTTGCCGAGCGTGATCGTGCCGTTCTTCTTGACCCGCGGGAGCTTGGCCGAAAGCCGGGCGAACGCGGCGATGAAATTGCGCTCGGCCTGGCGGGCCTCAAGCCGCTCCTGCATCGCCATGATCTCTTTGAGCTTGAGCACGTCGACGGCTTGGTCCTTCGCCATGCCGACGATCGCGGCGAGCAGCGTGCCCGGCTCGGCCGGCGCGGCGGTTGCGACCTCGCGGCCTTCCA